ATGAAGCGTCCAATAGAGAACAATTCCAGCCCCGGACAGGCTGTTTACGAGCCTTTTAGTGGCAGTGGGACGACCATAATTGCCGGTGAAATGATTGGACGGTGTATATATGCTATTGAGCTGAACCCGGCCTATGTGGATGTTGCCATTAAGCGTTGGCAGGATTTTACGGGGCTAGAAGCTACTTTAGTGGGGGACGGACGGACATTTGCCACTTTGGCATCTGAACGAGTAGGGAACGACAATGGCGAGGCCCCGTAAAGATGGAACACCCGCGCAGGGTAATCCCGGTGGGAAAAATCCTTATCAGCCGGAAGAAGCCGACCGTAAACGGGTCGAGGCAATGACAGGATATGGCCTGACCCATGATCAGATTGCCTCTGTGATTGGCATATCGGATGAAACGCTCAGGAAGTATTTCCGCCGGGAACTGGATACTGGGGCGGCCTTGGCTAATTCCCGCGTGGCCCAAAATTTGTATAAATGGGCAACTTCCGACAAGCCGGGGGCCGTTGCGGCCAGCATTTTCTGGACAAAAACCCGGATGGGTTGGCGCGAAGTGACTCGGCAAGAGCATACCGGCCCAGACGGCGGCCCGATCCAGACCGAAAGCAGGAAAATACTGGACGCCTCAATGCTGGCGCGGCTTTCCCCGGAGGCTATGCTCCAGTTAGAGAGCGTCCTGATCGAAATGGAACAGGCAGAAGATGCGCCCGAAGTATGAGCGCCAGACTGATCTGAGCAACGAGGCTGACGTAGCGGCGTCACTGGCCGCCCGCTGGGGCCAGCGCCCTGTAAAGCTGGATGCCCTGCACCCGTATGACTATGCGTTCTATGATGGCCGGGGTGTCCCGTGCTGTCACGTGGAGATCAAGTGCCGGAATGCTTCATATGCAACATACAGGATCGGCTTACAGAAATGGCGGCGGATGCTGGAGTTCTCCCGGCGCACGGATATGCCGGGCGCTCTTGTGGTCCGCTGGCCGGTTGGTGGCGTTATGAGGCTGATGCTGGCCCCGGTTATTCACCGGCCCCATGGGATCGTGATGGGCGGCAGACAGGACCGTGGCGACCCGGCGGATATCGAGGAAATGGTTGAGATACCAATGTCGGAGTTCGGGGATTGACAGGGGGCCGTCTAGCTACGTCCCGCGCCTTATGTTACCAAATGTCGTCGGACGGTGGCGCGAGTCATAGTCTGGCGGCAGCCTGCCGTTGTTGATGCTCCTCCAGCGGCGGGCTGCACCCAGCGGAGCGAACGTGGATTTTAACGATTTACATGGACTTGACCTAACCGACGCGCGGCGGGAGTTGAGCAGGCATATTTGCGAAAATAGCCTGTATGAGTTCCTGCGCCGCGCGTGGCAATGGGTGGACCCCAGCCCGTTTGCTGATGGCTGGCCGATTGAGGCTGTGGCCGAGCATCTTGAGGCGGTCTGCGACGGCGATATCAAAAGGCTGATAGTCAATTTGCCGCCCCGGTTCGGTAAGAGCTCGATATGTTCCGTTTCATTCCCCGGGTGGATATGGGCGCAACGGTTTAAGAGTCCGACATCTGGGCCGGGCGTTCAGTTCCTCACGGCATCCTACGCAGCGCAGTTGTCCGTACGCGACAGTGTGAAGTGCCGCCGCTTGATAGATAGCCCGTGGTATCAGGAATTGTGGGGGGACAGGTTCAAACTTTCATCGGACCAAAACGTCAAGTCGCGCTTTGACAATAACAAGGGCGGCACACGCTTAAGTACATCGGTTGGTTCTGCCCTGACAGGCGAAGGAATGAGCATCGGCATAATAGACGACCCGAATGGTGCCCAAGACGCTACGTCGGAGGCCGTCATCGAAAGCACCATTGAGTGGTTCGATCACGCAATGTCTACCCGCCTCTCTGATCCCAAAACTGGCGCGTTTATAATCATCCAGCAGCGTCTGGCCGAGAATGACCTGACCGGACATATCCTTGAAAAGCAGGTGGGAGACTGGACGCATCTGTGCCTGCCCATGAAATACGAGCCGGATCGCAGCTTCACCACGGTGATTGGGTGGAAAGACCCCCGCACTAACGAAGGCGAATTGCTGTGGCCGGAGCGGTTTGGCGAGCCTGAAGTCAAGGCGCTGGAAAAAGCACTTGGCCCTTGGGCTGCGGCTGGGCAGCTACAGCAGCGGCCTGAACCCAAGGGCGGCGGCGTCATCAAGCGTGAGTGGTGGCAGACTTGGCCTAGCGATAACTACCCCCCGGTCGAATACATCATTGCCTCATTGGACACGGCCTACACGACCAAGACTGAGAACGACTATTCGGCCTTGACGATATGGGGCATATTCTCAGGTGCAAATACGACACCGGCCACCAAGTACGTCAACCGAGAGAGCGGCCTCATAGACCAGAGCGAGCAGACCATCCTGTTTGATAAGGCGCTGGAGCAGCGGTTCCAGATCAAGGTCGGCGGTGACGAGAACACCATCCCCAAGGTCATGTGCATGATGGCTTGGGCGGAGCGGCTGGAACTGCACGACCTGATCAAGAAGGTCAGCGAGACTTGCAAGACCTACAAGGTAGACAAACTTATAATTGAGAACAAAGGGTCCGGTATTAGCGTGGCCCAAGAAGTCCGCAGACTGTACAGCCACGAAACATTCGCGGTGCAGTTGGTTGATCCCAAGGGGCAGGACAAACTGGCAAGGTTACATTCTGTTGCCCACCTGTTTGCGGAGGGAATGATTTACGCGCCCGACCGAGACTGGGCAGACAAACTGATCACGCAAGTTGGTCAGTTCCCGCGAGGCAAGCACGACGATCTTGTCGATACTGTCTCAATGGCAATCAGGCATCTGCGTGACGCAGGGTTGTTGGTTCGTTCACCTGAATGGGCGGCGGAGGTAAAGTCCGCAATGACGCACACTGGGAGCAACTTGCAGCCGTTGTACTAGTTAGCATGCGGCATTGGTGATATGTTCGGTTACTCGCATATAAAGGTAACCCATGCCGCTTACGCCGGGACTAAGCCCCTCCATACGTCAGCCAGCGCCAGAAATTGGCGATGATGAACCTGTAACCGTCGAGATCATCGAGGGCGGCCCTGACAAGCCCAAAAAGAATGATGACGGAAAGATTCTTGAGATTGAGCATGATGATGGCTCCATCACCATCAGTCTTGATGGCAAGTCGCTGCTTGATGATGAAGAGCGCCGCCCGACAGATTGGTTTGATAATCTTGTCGAAGACATTGACGACATGGAACTTGATCGCATCTCCGGCGATCTCATGCGCGGCATTGAGGATGACATCCAGAGCCGCAAGGACTGGATTGAGGACCGCACCAATGGCCTGAAGTTGATGGGCCTGAAGGTTGAGGTTCCCGGTCTAGGATCATCCTCTGACGGTGCGCCAGTCGAGGGCATGAGCCGCGTCCGTCACCCGCTATTGCTTGAGGCGGTCCTGCGTTTTCAGGCCAACGCTCGTTCGGAAATGCTGCCGGTAGACGGTCCGGTCAAGATCAGGAACGACGACAACAACGCCACACTTCAGGAAGATCAGCTTGCCAATGCTTTGGAGCGCGACCTAAACCACTTCCTGACGGTCACGGCGAGCGAATACTACCCCGACACAGACAGGATGCTGCTGATGCTGGGCTTCGGCGGCACGGCGTTCAAGAAGGTGTACTTCTGCCCGCTTCGCAATCGCCCGGTCTCTGAGACGATTGACGCCGACGATCTGATTGTGAATAGCTCAGCCACTGACCTGAAGAACGCCAAGCGCATCACACATCGTTCCATGCTGCGCCCGTCCACGGTGAAGCGGCTGCAGATACTGGGTGTGTATCGGGACATTGATCTGTCCACGCCCAGTATGCCCAGTCTTGACAGCTTGCAGCGGGAAGAGAAGTCGCAGCAGGGTATTCAGCCGGAGAGTACGAATCCCGATGATCGGGACCGGGAGATATACGAGGTCTACTGTGAGCTGGACATCAAGGGCTACGAACACAAGATGCGTGGCAAGGAGACCGGCCTAGAAATCCCGTACCGCGTGACGATTGACGTAAGCACCAAGAAAGTCCTGTCTGTTACCCGCAATTACGAGGAGGACGATCAAGAGCTTCCCGAAGCCAAGAGCAACTTCGTCAAGTACACCTACATCCCCGGTCTGGGGTTCTACGACATTGGCCTGCTGCACATATTGGGTAACACCACCAACGCCATCACGGCTGCTTGGCGCGAACTGCTGGACGCTGGCATGTACGCCAACTTCCCCGGCTTCTTGATGGCCGATACCGGTGCGCGGCAGAATACTAATATCTTCCGGGTTCCCCCCGGCGGCGGTGCTTTGGTCAAGACCGGCGGCATGCCGATCAGTCAGGCCATCATGCCCTTACCGTACAAGGGGCCGGATCAGGCCCTCATGGCGCTGGTGGAGAACATCAGCCAGACCGGCATGAGGATCGGCGGTACGTCTGAGCAGCCCGTGGCCGAGGGCCGATCAGATGCCCCGGTGGGGACCACGCTGGCTATGATTGAGCAGCAGCAGAAGATTTTGAACTCAGTCCACAAGCGTATGCACTCAGCGCAGGCTGAGGAGTTCCGGCTGCTGGTGCAGTGCTTCCGTGACCACCCGGACAGCTTCTGGCAGCGGAACAAGAAGCCCGCGATGCAGTGGGACGAGCAGACATTTCTTCAGGCCATTGAAAACTACCAGATCACCCCGCAGGCTGATCCCAATACGGCCTCGCATCTGCAACGCCTCATGAAGGTCATGGCCCTGAAGCAGCTTCAGGCAAGCAATCCGACCATGTACGATCCTGTTGCCATTGACACGGCGGCCTTGCAGGCAATTGGCTGGG